AAGATTATTGATGTGCCAAAATTAAAGATATATCCTTGTGAGGGAAATGTTTCCTCTAAATGGGGTAATACTTGTGGATTAAAGAAGGCCGCATTAGAAGACAAATCCAAGAATCCAACTGGTAACCATAGATGCTGGGCATCTATTAATAACAAAGATGATGAGCTCTGGAAGATATCTAAACCTTTATTTGAATCAGACGCTGTAGTCTTTTTTACCTCAGTAAGGTGGGGCCAAGCTAATATGTTTTATCAGAAATTAATTGAACGTCTAACCTGGATAGAGAATAGACATTCTACATTAGGGGAATCAAATTTATTAGAAAATATAGATTCTGGAGTTGTTATTATTGGTCAAAACTATCACGGTAAAAATGTTCTTTCAACTCAAAAAGCTGTATTAGAGTTTTTTGGATTTAAGGTACCCGATTCTCTATCCTTTAATTGGCAATATACTTCAGATGCTCTAGACGAGACTGCCAAAAGCTATAAATTAGCCATAAAAGTTTTTAATACCGTATTTGGCATTCTGACAAAGAAATAAACATTTGATTTATTATAAGAATTCATTTACACTATATAAGTGAATAATATTCTTCTTATTAACGGGGCCATGGGCGGGCGCACCGGTAATACATCCATGTTACTTAAGAAGATCAAGAAAATGTTACTCAAGATTAATAGTGATGTTAAAATAAAGATTGTTCATCTTCATCCCTCGTTTTGTTGGAATTCAGTTAAACGAAGTATCAAGAAGGCGGATGGTTTAATTTTTGCTACTGGCACGTACTGGGATAGTTGGGGATCCCCAATGCAATTGCTCTTTGAAAAAATGACAGTTTTGGAAGGTTCAAAATATTTGGTAGGAAAACCTGCATGTGCTATTGTAACTATGCATTCGGTTGGCGGTAAGGAGGTATGTTCAAGAATTTTAGGCAATTTGGTAAGTCTAGGGTGTATGGTACCTCCTTTTGCGGGTTTCGCATATTCGTATGCCGATCATGTTGCTCATAAATCTCGGACCTCAGGTAAAAAGTTATTAGATGATGTTTGGCATATTCAAGATTTGGAAGCTCTTCTTACTAACTTGTTAATCGCTGCCAATTTAACACCAAAGCCTCAGTATCATGTCTGGGACTTCCTAAATACTACGGCGTTTGATCCCACAACCGTCTGGTTAAAGTGAATATAGTATTTTCACGAGCTTCTAATAAATGGTTAAGAAAATATAGAATTCAAAGGAATTCTTTGGTACGAGCACTAATGCTTTTATGCTATAAGGAAGGATATCCTTCCAACAAAACACTTCATGTACACATTATGTATAATGGAATTAATAGTGAATTCGATATTTGTAGAAATAAAATCCGTGTGGGTATAGATTTACCAAATACTGCTTCAGCAAAATCAAAAATTAGAAGAATGATAAGAAACCTCCTACATGAATTTCGTCATTTTATTCAGTATAAAATAAAGCATCAAATACCTATTTTTTCTTATTCTTATAGAGATATGTTATTACAAAATGATAGATATTGGAATGCACCAGAGGAGAGAGATGCTAGGAAATACGAACGGCAGAAACTTAAGTTTGTTTTAAAACAAATAATTTATATTAAGCCGGAGGTGTAGCCTCGGGCGGGGCTTCTGGTAGGGGTGCCTCAGTACCCGTTACAGGAGCAGCTTCTGGAGGGGCCTCTGCAGCACCGCCTGGTGCTGGTCCAAAAGCAGGAGGCAGGGCTGAAGCGCCTCCTGCAGGAGCAGTACCAGCAGCCTCACCCCCGGCGGGTGCTGCAGCAGTTTGAATACCTTCTCTCCAGTTAGGACCGCCCGATTTAATTTGTTCTAGCTCCCACATAAATCCTACATCTTTACGCATGAACTCCCGATTAGCTAAAATTTCTATATCAGACCAACCCATATACTTCTTTAAAGCATAAGTTTTACTGACCGCTTCAGATTGAGTAATGTTTGTAAAGGCTGTGGTCTTTAATTCTTGTTTCTGGGCTTCACGCATCTCAAAGAAGTTAACCGGGACGTTAAATTCAATATCCAAATTGTTTTCTTTTAGATCATGCTTTTCCCAAAGTTTACGAAGCTTTAAATGAGTAATGAATCCATTTTTAAGACCCTCAGCAAACTGTTGTTGTAACCGGACAATAAACTTTGCAAATTTTAATTCTTCTCGAAGAATATTCATGTCATCTTTATAAGCATCATCTACATTAAGACGGGATACGGGTACCTTCAGGCTCTTATAAAGTTTCTTTAAAAAATATTCTAAGTCTTCTAATTTTCCAAGATTCTCACCACCGGCTAATCTATCGATTCTGGTCCCCTCACTACCCGCACGTTTTGCAAACCAGAAGTTATCAAGAATACTTTGCGGATTAAATTTCTTTACCGCGCTTCCACTTTGTGTACTATCATAGGTTTTGGAAGACCAATATTGATTCATTAATTTCTTTAAATATGCTTCTGCCTTTGGCGGAGGCATGTTACCTACATCAACATTAAAAACTAGCCTTTCTGGGGCCCGGGCTAAACGATAAATAACAACGGCATCTTCAATAAGACTTAACTGACGGTAGGCGCGCCGGGCATTCTCAATAAAGGGAAGACGAATGGTCTTATTCTCGTTCCAGATACCAGAATTAATATATGTGACCTGATTTTTATCCATCGGTACTAATTGGTAGTCTAGGACCTTGGAAGGGTTAGTTTTATCAAATACGGGACGTCTTAACAAAAATCCCTTAATCATCATATTTTGAACATTTCCAAAAATAGGATCAATAAATTCTGTAGGGATTGTTACAACTCCTAAGATTCCTTCATCTTCGTACTGCTTATGAATAATATGTTCAAAATAAATCTCCCCATCAATTAATAAGCTTCTAAAGTATTCCCATCCCCGGGTAGCTAATTCAAAATAACCAATATATTTTTGAAATTCTTTTTCTAGGATCTCAGTGGTTTCAACATCCAATTCAATATCAGGAAACTTAAGATGGACAAGTTTACCTGAAGCATCTTTATTGATTGATTCATCACATATTTCATCCAATGCATCGGCAACCTCAGAAAATGCTGCCATAACCCGGTAATCACGCAACCGTGCAATTTTGTCATGTTGTATGTTTGCATACATGTACTGAGTGAAATTGTTATCTAGCCCAATAATACCTGCTGGGTCAATACTATTATACCCGGTATTAGAGCTAACACTTTGACGGGCAAGGGCTTCTGTACGCTTGCTACCTGTATCCTGGAAAACCCTATACTTAGGATTTAGCTTGTTTAATGTATCTATAACCGTATAACTCTGGTATGGTAACCGAGAGTTAATATAATTCATTAAGGACCGGCCAAATGTACCACCCCGGTCGGTATCTGCATTACCATATTCAGGCATACGTTATTTATAGAAAAAAATATAGATTCAATGGAAATAACCCAGTTGATTTTTTGTAAGTTTTTATTATAATAGTATTGTGGGTATTTAAGAAAGGTATTATAAACATAGAATAAGATATATGCGCGGAAAACTTGTTTTAACTGATTACCAAAATTGCTTGGCTTTATCTAATGATTTTATCTTTTATATAGAGTGTAATAATTATCCTTTTACTCATACCTTAACAACTTGCTTGCGCGCGGATATTACCATATATGACACCAATAATTGACTTTACCTTTCCAAAAATAACCTTTCATAAAAAAACTGAAGATGGTTTCGAGTGCGGTCCATTTATTACTCGCCTGGATACGGGAATTTATTTCTGCAAATACGATTATGGCTATATCTTTCAAATTTCCGTTCTTGGGTTCGGTATACATATTTCATTGATAAACCTATAACCGGGGTTATAATTCTTTTATGATTATAGACGATATTAAGGTGTATGATGGAGTAGCTTTGCATCAACGTTTTGCATACAAATATTTCCGTAAGAAGTGTCTTCCCATTGGAAACATTATCGCTTTTCGGGCCCCAGCTAAAGTAGAAACAGATGGGTTAATTGATCAAGAGGATGCTTTAAGCCAGGATTTCATTTATAGTGATGATATGATTCATTTTCTTTTTGAATTACCTTTATTAACAGAAAGTTTTGGTGCAGTATGTTACCAAAGACTTTTTAATACTAATATTGCCAATATCCTTGCAAAATATATTAATGCACCCATTGAGGTTGACGGTGATGATTTAATGGTATCTAAAGAATTTACCCAAGGTGGGGTCACTCAGACTAAAGGTAAATGTAGTGTGAGTATTGTACATGTTAAGAATGGTGCTGCACTCGGTCATACCGGTATTAATATTCATGCGGGTAAAAAGGCACCGGCTTTTGCTTATAGTACCGAATTGTCTGATATTGATGCCCGTAATTTTATGGGTGAAGTAATTAACTCATTTTATCAGATTAATGATGATATTTTTATTGCTGGTACCAAAATTATTAGCCATTGAATGTATTTGATATAATTGACGGTATTGCCTTTAGTAAGAAACAGAATCTATTAGAACAGGATATAGAGACAAAATACAGTCCCTATATGGTTAATAGGTGGCTGTCTATGTTAGACCCTTCGGCGGCCAAAATTATTAATGAAACTTTAAATAAAACGTATAATGTATTCAATCATCCTACAGATAACTACAAATTTCTCGTCAACGTTTTACCCAAATATAGAAGACAAAGAATACAATATATTAAGAAAAATACAGAGTCTTGATTTTCAAATTGTTATAGACTAAGTGTCTATATGAGTAAACCGTCTGTTGACCAACTACCCGTACAAAAGAGTCTAATTGATTTGAGTTCGCATTCGAAGAATACCTTTGATAGTGTATTTGTGGGGTATGATTTATCCGCACTTTTAGATGATATTATATTGGTTGAATTTGTTGATGAAGGTAATGATCAAAATACAATTGTAAGGAACGGAATTTTAGTACCTGTGAATGCCCAGACTAATGCCTGGAGGGTAGGTAAGGTAATCCTCCAAGGACAAAGCTGCCGTCTGGTAAAACAAGGTGATTATGTTTGTTTTCCCAATAACATGGGGGTTCCTATTTCTAATATCGAGGTAGTTAATCACGGTAAATTAAAGCACGGTATATTCTTAAACGAACAACGCATATTTGGTGTTGTACAACCCCGGGACAATGTTAGTATCACTGACAAGCCTAAAGCCAATTCTACAAAACGCCGCGTGTGAGATTAAATTTCTCCGCCGCCGCCCTGTAATTGGCCGTCCTGCCACCCGTCGTATGTTGTGTACCAATGCCCCGTTAATTTTAAATACCATTGAGGGAAGAGTAGCCTTAAATTATAAACCAGCCTCCGGTAGACTACGTTTTAACCCCGATCAAAAAAACCTAGTTATTACCTGGGATATTTTTATGCAAGATTACCGGTGTGTTAATGTTAACAGTTGTGATTTAATTACCACTATACCTGCCGGAGAGGCATGGTGGAAATATTTTAAAGAAAATTTAGTTAAACTCTCCCCCCAACAAAAAATGATGTATATGGATTCCTAATATGGTAGAACAATTAGAAAAAGCAATTAATCCGTACTTACAACAAAAAATTAATTTCTCAATTAATGGTAAGTTGATTAAAAGCGGACGGTTGGTGCTATTTTCGGTAAAAGATTTTTATTTAAATTTTACCCTGATTATACAAAATGTAAAGAAAGTATATGAAATACCTTATCCGTACCATTATTTTTATAAAAATACAAATATCGTCCTGGACTATAGTTTACCGAAATTTCATCACGGTATAATTGATATTATTAATTACACCAAATTAGTACAACCTAAAAGACCTACAAAATATTTTGATACCTACGTAGAATTAGCCATTGAAAAGGATAAATGATATATGCAAGTAAACTGTGAGGTTAAATTAGATAAAAATAAGGCTACAAATAAAGTCTATTTTGACAAGAAATTAAAGAAGTTTATGAATGAAGTCAAGAAATGTGGAGTTTTAGAGGAAGTGAGAATTCGCCGTACCTTTATGAAACCTTCCATGAAAAAGAAGCTTTCCAAGCAACTATCTAGTTTGAAGTGGAAATACTATAGTTAAACCCATACCTCCATAGTTTTACCATAAATAATGGGGAGGTTTATATATTAAGACAAGTAATTACTTTTTTGAGGTTAAAGACCTTATTATTCAGTTTTTAGCCGCATTTGATAATATTGTTATTAAAAGGTTTAATAAAAACCGGGTTGCCGAGGCTACCCAACAAGTTAGGTATATCTATGCTCCTAAACAAAGAGTGCTTTTTGATTTAGTTAACCCCGCACAAAATATTACTCTACCGGTGGTAAGTATCACCATTAAAAGTTTTTCTAGAGATAATAATCGGGTCTTTAATAAAAACGCGGGGTTCTATGCCTATGGTTCAGTTTCCGATAGGTCACCTTCAGATTTAACGTGGTACTATAGAGCCCCTACCCCCGTAAACATAGAGGTAGAAATGAGTATACTAGCCAGATTTCAATCGGATATGGATCAGATTTTAAGTAATTTTATTCCTTTTAATAATCCTTATGTTATATTAAGTTGGACGGTGCCCAAATCTTTTGATTTACCTTATACCCAGGAAATTAGAACCGAGGTATTATGGTCAGGGAATGTATCCATGGAATATCCCACCGATATTAATGGACAGCAGAAGGCTCAAATTATAGCCAATACCGGATTCACCATTAAAGGGTTTATATTCCCCCGGCAAGCACAACTAGTACCCAATATCTATCAAGTCGATGTAAGTATGACATCGGTAAGCGGTAATACCGACTTACAGCTCAATAGCTACTCTTCCTTACTTTCACAGGTTATTACTGATCAAGATTCACTATCCGCTTTCTATAATACAGATACATTCTCGGTCGGAGAGACCCCATTAATCACCGGGGTACAGTTAGTAACTAACCCATGATTCGTAGATTTCCATATGTACAGATTAAGACTAATTCCTTGGGGAAATATATTATTCTTTACGGAAGAGGTTTTGATTTTGATACCGGTAACGGGTTATATTTAAGTTCTTCTAATTTTAATGGATCCCAGGGCTATTATGATTTATATAGTCAAATTGCCAGTGTTAGTGCACAGAACCCTCCATTCAGTGCTTATCCAGTAACTTCTTATACTGTTATTAATAATAATGTTTTACAATTTAGTTTGTCCGCATTTAATACCCCACAAAAATTAGATATCATATATGCTGGGCCCTCAGGTTATATAAAAGCATCAGAAGGACTGAGATTTACCTATATACAGATAGTAAGTAGTTTTAATATAAACTTCTACGTAAGTGGGGAGTGATTCAATAAATAATAGATATGTTTCGTTCTTTTGAAGATTTTCAACTCCGAAGACCTTTAATCTCTGATTTTTTAATTGGATTTAGACCTTTAAACGGAGAGTATAAGGTATATTTTGGTGATGTATTAGATTTAGCTACCAGCAATTTTATTGATACAGTAACTTTGTCGGCCCAGTCTATAGCCCGGTCAATTACGGGTACTCAATTCTTTCAAACCCAAAGTACCTATACCACCGTAAACACAAATAGTGGGAGATGGTATAATACATTTTTACCGCTTTCGGGGGGAATATTAACCGGGGATTTACTCGTACAAGGTAGTTTATCCGCATTAGGAGAAATCTCCTATATTGATACCAAAGTAATCGTCATGAGTGCTTTGACAATTACAAATCCAGGTACCGGACCGGCTATTGTTATTAATCAAATTGGAGCCCAACCAATTGCAGAATTCCAAGACGATGGTACCCCGGTTGTCTACATAGTTGACGGGGGTAATGTAGGAATACGTACAACAAACCCATCTACAGATTTACATGTAATTGGAAACGTAACGGTATCTAATGGATTGACCGCTCTTTCATTATCAGCTTCCCAGCTTACCGTATCCCCGGGTACCTCAGCGGTCCCAGCTATTTCTCCCACTGACGACACTAATACGGGCTTGTTCTTCCCTGCCGCCGATACGATTGCGTTTACCGAGGGCGGGACTGAGATAATGCGAATTGATTCAAGCGGACGGGTAGGAATAAAAACTACTTTACCTTTAACAGATTTGCACGTAATCGGAGATGTTACTGTATCTAATGGATTGACCGCTTTTTCATTATCAGCCACATCCATTAATAATCTCGATGTAACCATAACCGATAGTTTATTGGTACAACAAGGTGTTCGTCGTGAACGTATTTTTAACAGTAGTACTGTTATTAATAATCCATTTGTTCCTTTTGGCCCGTTCAGTCAACTTTTAGATCTATCGGCTACTAACGCAGGAATGAGAGGGTATATTGGAGGGTTTACTGATGGAAGATATGGATATTTTGTACCGTTT